CGGTGGCTACGAGGAACTCGGCGCGTTCGGGACGGCGTGCAGCCTGCTGCTGCCGCATCGCGAGCGCATCCTGCACCACTACCCGATGACGGCTGGCGAGTACGCCATCGCGACGGACTACGACGGCGTGGTCAACACGATGTACCGCGAGTTCCAGTTGACGGTCGCGCAGCTGGTCAGCGAGTTCGGGTACGAGAACTGCACGCTCTCGACGCGGAGCCAGTGGGACAACGGCAACCTCGACGCATGGGTGACGGTGATCCACGCGATCGAGCCGCGCGCGGATCGCGACACGTCGAAGCACGACAAGCTGAACATGCCGTGGTCCTCGTGCTACTTTGAGCAGGGTAGCGACCCTGGCCTGTACCTGCGCGAAGGTGGCTACAACCGCTTCCCGGTGCTCGCCCCTCGGTGGGCGGTTGCCGGCGGCGACGTGTACGGCCACGGCCCCGGCATGGAGGCGCTCGGCGACATCCGGCAGTTGCAGCACGAGCAGCTGCGCAAGGCACAGGCGATCGACTACCAGACGAAGCCGCCGTTGCAGGCTCCGACCTCGATGAAGTCGCGCGAGATCGAGACGCTGCCGGGCGGTGTCACGTTCGTCGACGCAGCGAGTCCGCAGGCCGGCATTCGTCCGGCGTGGGAGGTGGGCCTGAGCCTCGACCACATGCTGGCGGACATCCAGGACGTGCGGCAGCGCATCCAGTCGAACTTCTACGCCGACCTGTTCCTGATGCTGGCGAACGCGACCGACACGCGCATGACGGCGACGGAGGTCGCGCAGCGGCACGAGGAGAAGCTGCTGATGCTGGGGCCTGTGCTCGATCGGCTGCACAGCGAGTTGCTGGACCCGCTGATCGAACTCACGTTCGACTACATGCTGGAGTCTGGGCAGGTGCCGCCGATCCCCGAGGAGTTGTCGGGCATGGACCTCAACATCGAGTTCGTGTCGATGTTGGCGCAGGCGCAGCAGGCGATCGGCACGAACAGCATCGACCGCTTCACGGTCAGTCTCGGCGCGGTCGCGCAGATGAAGCCCGACGTGCTCGACAAGTTCGACGCGGATCAGTGGGCCGATGCGTACTCGCAGATGCTGGGCCTGGACCCGCACATCATCGTGCCGAGCGAGCAGGTCGCGCGCGTTCGCGAGGCGCGCAACGCCGCGATGGCTGCGAAGGAGCAGGCGCAGCTTGCGCAGACGCAGTCGCAGACGGTCGCCAACGTCGGCCGTGCTGCGCAGAACCTTCCGATGCAGCCGCAGGACGTCATGGGCATGTTCAGCGGCTACGTCTCGCCGACGCCTCTGGAGCTTGGGTAATGGCCGACAACGTAGGGTACACGCCAGGAACTGGTGCAACGGTCGCAGCCGACGAGATCGGCGGCGTGCTCTACCAGCGCGTGAAGCCCGTGCATGGTGCGGACGGCACCGCGACGGACACCAGCGCGACGAACCCGCTGCCGGTCGCCGCGTACGGCGAGTTGGTCGAATCCATCGAGGCCCTGCGCATGGCGGTTCACTCGCTGACGCGGAGCATCGGCCAGTCGCTGCCGTCTGCGCAGGGCTGGCCGATCATGGAGGCAAGGCAGCCGACTGCGGCCAACCTCGCCGTCACGGCGTCGATCGCCGGCAGCCAGACGCTGGCGACCGTCAGCACACTGACCAATCAGACGCAGATCGGCGGCTTTGCCGCAAACGACTACGTTCCGGCGCTGCTGCACATGCAGTCCGACAATCTGCGCCGCAACATCTCGGTGACCTGACACATGGCAACAACGAACGGCAATCGCAAGATCCTCGACATGAAGCGGTGGGAGTTCTGCAACCCCGCTCCACTCGCCACCGCGACCGCATCGTGCATCGCCTCGTCGCGGCACTTCCGGCAGCAGCAGTTTTTCCTCCGCAGCGCGACGGAGGCGTACATCTACAATCCGAGCGAGGACGGGTGGGTGCTGCTTGCGTCGCCGGCACTGACTCCCGCGCTGGCAGCGGGCGCATCGGCGGTGGCTAGCGCATGGTCCACGGGTTCGACGGTGGGCGCGGCGTCGCTCACCGCGACGGCGGGCACGACCTCGACGATCACGACCAACCAGACGCTGGCGCGTGACCTGCGCGGCTACAAGATCCACATTCTGTCGGGTCCGAACAACGGTGCGGTGCTCGAAATCGTGCGCAACACGGTGGGCGCGACGGCGGTGATCACGGTAGCGACGCAGGCGAGCGCGTTCTCGGCCTCGACGGTGTACCGCCTGCTGACGCCGCGCTGGTATCTGCTGACTGCGGGCACGCTCGCCTCCGGCAGCTTCCGCGTCTACGACTACGCGACGAACACCTACACGACGCTGTCGCAGACGGGACTCGCGGCGTCGCTCGGCACCGACGGCAAGCTGGTGGCCACGCCGTCGATCGTGGACGGCGAATTCAAGACGTTCGCCACCGGCACCGCGACGAGCGCGACGGCCACGACGCTCGTGCAGACGGGCAAGACCTGGACGGCCAGCCAGTGGATCAACTCGCAGGTACGAATCACCGGCGGCACCGGCGCGGGCCAGATCCGCACGATCACCGCGAACACCGCCGACACGCTCACCGTCGCAACGTGGACCACGACGCCGGACGCGACCAGCGTCTACGCGATCGAGGGCAACGACAACTTCCTGTACTACCTCGGCAACAACGCGGTCACGCTGTACCGCTACGACATCACGGCGAATACCTGGAGCACGTTGTCGCCCGGTGCGGCGCGTGCGGCGGCTCCTGGCGCGGGCATGAGCGCGCACTGGGTGCACAGCGCGACCGAAAGCGACTGGACGAACGAGTCGGCAATCCTGAACGGGCGCTACATCTACTCGTTCCAGGGCGCGGGCACGGCGGCCCTGCACCGCTACGACATCGCGGCGAACACCTGGGCGACGATCACCTACTCGCCGAACGCGGAGACGCTGACGACTGGCACGAAGTACGCGTACCACGGCGACCGCCTCTACCTCCAGAAAGACGCGACGGGCCGCTGGTTCGCGTACGACTTCGCCCGGTCTGAGATGTTCCCGTGGTCGACGATGCTGTACCCGCAGGGCGCGGCGATCGTCGGCGACACAGCGTTCGACGTGATCTACAAGGACGGCGCGACGGAAATCTTCTACGTCCACATGCTGCACAACACGGCGGCAATCCACCTGCGCCAAATGGTGATCTGATGGACACCGCCCAACGCATCGAGCTGTACGAGGCCGCGCTGGTCAACCTGGGCACGCAGCGCACCTGCGCACTGCGCCTCGGTGACGTTGACCGCATCGAGCAGATCGACGCCGAGATGGCGCAGCTCGTTGCCGACCTCGAAGTCCTGCGCGCTAGCTAGCCATGCTGCTGACGCTGCTCGCACCGACTGGCGCCCCACCGACCACCACGGTCGTCTGGCTGCGCGTCGGCGGCGTGTGGAAGCAGACCACCGTGTGGTTGAAGGTCAGCGGGGTCTGGAAGACCTGCACGCCGTACGTCAAGGTGTCGGGAACCTGGAAGTAGTTCGACCGACCTTAGCTTGAAAATGGATCACCCTACAGAAAGTGCACCCATGCGCGCGAGGTCGCTACGACTTTGACCATGGCGCAAGGCGTTCTGTCTTCTCTCTCCGCAGTGGTTGCCGGCGGCAGCGTGGCGATCATCGCCGGAGCGGCCCAAGCTCCGGCAGACATCGCCGCGATCCCGTGGGACAAGTTCCTCGGCGTCGGTAGCGGAGGTCTCGCCTTCGGCGTCGCGTGGTACTTCCTGAAACGCGAGGAAGCCATGCGCGCCGCGCACGAGCGCGTCGTGTCGCAGCACCTCGAAGCAGCCAGCAAGATCAGCGGCACCTTCAGCCAGACCGTCGATCGCATCCTTGCCGAAAATCGCGCCGAGTACCAACAGCGCGAACAACGGTTGATCGAGATCCTGAGCAAACGATGAACACCCTCGCCCGTCGTGCCGCGCTTGCGGCGTCCCTGCTCGTCGCCGGCTGCTGCGGCCCAGACCACCAGCGCATCGCCGCCGACCGCGCAACCTACGCTTGGTTCGCGCCGATGATGGTCGCGTACCTCGCCGCCGACGCGAAGCTCGACGAGAAGGCCAAGGAGACGCACCTGCGCGGCCTGCGCGCGTGGGGTGACCGCATCACCGCCGACGAGCTGGCCGCCGGGGTGAAGTGATGGCCGTGCCCAACCAGGTCGAGAGCATCGTCAAGGACGAGCTGCACGCGCTGCTCGGCAGCCTGCAGGCCGAGATCACCGACCCGCAGGTGCGCGCCGACCTGCAGGCCATGGCCGAGGACGCCGCCCTGATCCCGGTGCGCATCGCGCGCGGTGAGGATGTCGCGCCGCTGCTGGCGGCTCTGAAGGCCGAGGCCGCCAACCGCGCGCTGACGCACCGCGTGCGCGTGCAGCAAGCGGTGCTGGAAGCCTGGCAGCGCGCCGTGGTCCGCATCCTGCACCTGGTCATCGCCGCGCTGTGACGACGCACCAGCAGCTGCTCGAGGCAGTGCGCCAGCCGGCCATCACGGCGGCGGCTGCGGCCTCGGTGCCGTACGTCATCGACAACGGCCCGGTGCCGGACTTCGGCGCGCTGTGGATGCGCGTTGTGACGGCGGTCGACAGCTGCGCCGCGGTCAACAACGGCGACCGGTACCGCTGGACGGGCACGCTGCTGGCCGACGTGTACGCGCCGCGCGAGCAAGGCGACGCCGCGCTGCTGGCGTTCGTTGGCTCGCTTGCCACGGCCTACCGAGGCCTGCGCATCGCGTCGCCGGTGGTGTCGGTGCAGCAGGTGACGATCGCCGGCAGCTCGGTGTACGGCGACGGCTGGAGCGGCCGCACGGTGCGCGTGAGTTGGCAGGGCGACACGCCGCCGTAGCGCCTGGCGCCCGTCGGCGGTACGTTGCCGTCGCGGCGGCGAGGACGCTGCGGTGTCCCGCCCATCCCCGCTGCACGCTAGCTGCCACTGACCATGGCCCGACGCCGCCGCACTCTTCTCCCGCGTGACCCGATGGTCGCCATCGGCGTGGCCATGACCGTGGCCGCGATCGTGACTTGCGGCGTGGTGTTGACCCTTCTCGTCCGCGCGGCATGCTGATGACGCCGAGGTCGCAGCCGCAGTAAGGTCTCCAGTTCATGCTGTGCAACGGTAGGTAGGTCGGTCGCCGGTGAGGGCCGGCGATGGCGACCTCGGCAGTTTACGCTTGCGATTCCGATGCCGACTCCCTAAAGGGTCCGGCATGCCGATGAGTCGCATGGAGGCCGCCGCGAGCGGCCTGACCGTCTACGAGGGCTGCCACCCGTGCCGCGTCTGCGGGAGTCCGTGGAGGTACACCGCGCACGGGCAGTGTGTGCCCTGCCAGCGCGCGAGGGCCACCAAGCGGCAGGAAGCCATCGCCAAGAAGCTCAAGGCCGCGAGGAAGGGCCGGAAACGCCGCCAGCCGCCCGCGCCTGCCGCGATCGACGAAGGGGGCATGCCACCACAGCCTCGGCGGCGATCGGGCCGTAAATCGGCTCCTAGCGCGCCGCCGCAGAATCCCGCCGAGGGGGTTGCGCCGTGACGACGCGCCGCTACATCGGCACGCCCGCTGTTTCCCCATCTGTGGAGAGCCGGGGGGGTAGGGGGGGTCTGCCTTCTGGTTCTTCTTCTGAGGAGGAGGAAAAGAAGGTTTCCCTCTCTCCTCTCCCAGAAAGCAGAGCGGATGCGGGAACCCTAGCGGATGCTCTGCTGACCGCCGGCGTGCTGCTGTTGGCCCCGCCCAAGCGCCTGCAGGTGGCCGAGCAGCTCGCCGCCGCCGGCGTCACGGTCGACGACCTGGAGCTGCTGCGCGCGTACATCGGCAGCAACGAGCCGGACGAGGCCCTCGCCCGTCGCTACCTGTGCTCCATCGTCATGGACCCGAAGCGGACGCGCGAGGCCCTCGACGGCCTGCGCGAGTTTCAGCGCCGGCGCACCGCAGCGGCCAGCAGCCGCAGCGCTACGCACTACCCCGGATTCCCCTCGCCCTACCACACCTGCGCGTGCGAGTGCTGCACTGCACTCCGCGGGCAAGGCGTCGCCGACAAGTTCTGACCCTCCAGGAGACATGACCATGACCGACATCACCAACATCGAGGCCAGCCGCAGAATCTTGGATCATCTGCACCAGGGGCGGCTGGTGCAAAATGAATGGCACATCGTAGCCGCGAAAGGCCGCGACCTTGCCTGCCTCTTGGGCGCAATCTCGCCGGACATCAACGACTTCCGCAAGTGCCCGGCCAGCGTGATGCCTGAGTGGCTGGCGTCATTGACGGTTTCTATGTTTGACGGTCAGGACAGGGCCGATGCGATGACCTGGGCCGCCCGCTTCGGCACGCAGATGGCGCGGTGGCACGTCCTCGACCGTGCCGCGTGGGATCGCGTGCGTGACGCGTTCTGCGCGACGTGCGTCGCGGACGCGGAGCAGAGTGCCGCCGCCCTGCGGCCCGCCTCCGCCGCCTGGGCCGCCAACGCCGCCCGCGCCGCCGCCGCCTGGGCCGCCTGGGCCGCCGCCGACGCCGCCGCGCGCGCCGCCGCCGCCGCCGCCGACGCCGCCGCCGCCGACGCCGCCGCCAACGCCGACGCCGCCCGCTGGGCCGCCCGCGCCGACGCCGCCGCCGCCCGCGAATCCTGCTGGACGCGCCTCGCTACCGCGCTGTGCGACCTGATCGACGCCGAACTGGAGGCCGCCAAGTGACCGACATCGACAACATCACCGCGAGCCAGCGCATCCTGGCGCACCTGGACGAGGGCCGTCTCGTCCAGAGGTTGTGGCACGACGAAGACGGCGGTCGCGAACGGGCTTGCGTTCTCGGGGCGATCGCGCCGAACATCGTCAGCCACACCGATTGCCCAGCCAGCGTGATGCCACGGTGGATGGCACCACTCACGGTGTACCTATTCGACGGCCAGGCCAAGGCCGATGCGATGACGTGGGCTGGACGCTTCGGCACGCAGATGGGGCAGTGGCATCGCCTTGACGATGCCGCGTGGTTCCGCACTTGGGCGTCGTTTTGCTCCTGGTGCGTCGCGGACGCACAGCGGAGTGCCGATAGCGCCGCCGCCGCCGCCTTTGACGCCGACGCCGCCCGCTGGGCCGCCCGCGCCGACGCCGCCGCCGCCCGCGCCGCCGGCTACGTCGTCGCCTTTGACGCCGACGCCTACCCCGCCGCCGCCGTCGCCGCCGCCGTCGCCGTCGCCGTCGCCACCGCCGTCGCCTTTGCCGCCAACGACGCCGCCGCCGCCGCCTGCCCCGACGCCGCCGCCGCCGCCACCGCCCGCCAAGCCTGCTGGACGCGCATGGCCAGCGCCCTGTGCGACCTGATCGACGCCGAACTGGCCGCGCTCGCGGCGAAGGAGGGCGACAATGGCAAGGCCTGACCCGAGCACCATGTCCAACGTCCACCTGCTGGACGAGTACCTGATCGTCTTCCGAGACGCAGGTCGTCGTCACATGGCATGCCGCATCGAACTGGAGCGGAGGCTCGCAGAACTGGACCGGCTCCGCGCCATCGAGGCGGCGGCGCGGAAACTGGACGATGAGCACGCCGAACCCGACGGCCTGTGGGTCACGGTGCCGATCCTGGCGAAGCATTGGGACGAACTGCGCGCCGCGCTCGCGGCGAAGGGGGGCGGCAAGTGAGCAGTATCGACAACGAGACGTTGCTGCTTGCTATCCGCTTCGGCCACTGTTCTGCCGTCCACGCCGCGACGTTGCGTGAAGCGGGTGGGGCGTGGGCAGTCGAGGCCGTGCGGGAAAACGAGGCGTTGCGCGC